AAATGTGTTTGTCCATATCCCTGTTTAGAACAATATGAAAATAGAGATTATTGTATTGCCAAGAAATGTTATGAATTTGATAATGATTTGGGTAAATGTAAAAAATCAGGAATAGACCATACAGGTCCATTGATTTTACAAGCTATTCCAGTTACAGGAATGTTTGGTTCTGGATTTGGTAATATGGGAAGGTGGGATATATTTGGAATGTATATGGGTGTATTCTTTGGAGGTTGTTGTTTTATCATAATTGCATCCGTTTGCTGTTTATGCTGTTGTAATAAATCAGAGGACCTTGCTCCATTAAATGATAAAGAATCGTTTATGAAATGTGCTACTAGTTGTGGAGTGTGTGCGTGGGCTATTGTTGTTATTGTATTTTGGATAATTGGTATAGTTCAGATAGCAACAGAAGGACGAGTTCTAGATTCTAACGGATGTCCGCTGGTATTTAATTAATTAAATTATCATTTAAAAAATTTTTTATGATAATTTACCATTTACTTTTTTTTACATTTATAACAGGCCCTTTTTTACCAGAATTAGGATTAAAATCTACACCATCGTCATCATCAGAGTCAAGCCCTTTTGACATTTCCCAAAACTCCTTGGAACCAAGTTTAAAATCTCTGTGAGCAGACGCTTTATACCAGAAAATTTGGTCTACTAATTTATTTGATTTTGCATTATTTGCAACAACCAAGCACTCATAATTTTCCGTACACTGGTCCATAACTTGACAAAAACTTTCAAATGTTGGAAACATACCTGCAAAATTTTCAAAAATTCTTTTTCTATTAGATACATACGGTTCTCTTAAAATAAAAGTGTAATCAATATTTGTTCTAAGATTTGGAGGTACTCCTAAAGGATATTGCATTGTAATAATAAGCATTACCTTCCAATGTCTTCCATTCATAAAAAGTAATCTCATTAACTTATCTCTAGCCCAAGTATTATCATATAGACAGTCATCTAAAATAACAAAAGTTCTAGGGTCTATAGAACATCTACCATATGCTTCTGTTTCTTTTTTTACCTGTTTCATTACAATTTTTTGTCTTTTTAAAATATTTTCAATAATAGCAGTATTATATTCATCATGAATAAACAATTTAGGTACTAGTTTACCATAAAACCCATTACCTGCTTCTGTTCCAGATATTACTGTTCCTATAGGAATATCCTGATGATAATATAATAAATCTCTTACTAAAAATGATTTACCAGTGTCACGACGACCAATTAATACTATAACTGGACCCTTGTTCTCATTAGGCTTGAATGATATACTTTTCATATCAAATTTCTTCAATTCTAAATTCATAATGTTATAAATAAATATTTTACTTATTTTTTAAATTTTTTTACGCATAAATTAGTTTAATTAAAATAAAAATCTTATATACATTCTTTAATGTTTGATTTGTTTTATAAAAAAAACAACAACTCTTCATTGTTTGGTTATTTAGAAAAAAATGGCTTTTCCGCTATCCAAAATTACAATCCTCTTTATTCTAGATTTTTTAATTTAGATGAAAATAATTATAATAATATAAATTTAAATAACAGATATAGCATTTCTTGCATTGAAAATAGAAATACTAACAATATTTTTTCAATCAAAGTAACAGATGAAAAAGATAATTCTACAAAGAAATTCAATTCTTTTTTCAAATTCTCTCCATTGTTGGATCCAGTAAAGTTTATGGTTGGAAAATATAAAGATATGAAAGATGACGAGTTATGTGCTTTACCAAGAATTAATGAAAATACTTGCTGTAAAAAGGTTTTAGATTCAAATAATTCAGCATATGTTGACAGTTTTTTTTCATATCTTACATCTAAATTAGCAAATGAATGTGGATTTATTCATGGAACTAATTTTTATGGTAGTTTTTTGGCAGTACAAACTGAATTTAAATTAAATGTTTATGATGATTTGGAATATTTATATGAATCTGATTTTTTTCATAAACAAAAAGATGTAATCTATAAATTAGATGATATTGATGAAGACAAATTACTTTTTAGCGATACAAGAAATTACAGGAAAAAATTAAATTTAGATAATAGCAAGGAAATTGAATTAGATTGTGAAGTATTAGATAATAATATTTTTGAGGGATTATTTTCAAATTTAACAAGTAAAAATTTAAAAATACACGATAACTCCTTGAAAGAAGAATATTCTGTTGATGTTGAACAATCTAGTGATAAAAGTGCAAAAAAAACAAGTTCTACTTGTTCATCTAGGTCTTCTAATACAGATGATGAATGTAGTGAGAATAGTATTTCAAATAGCGAAGATATGAAAGAAGAGGAAAGTTTATCAAACTCACAAATGAGTGAATATTCTAGTATGAATAGTGAAGATGAGATTGTAAATGCTACAATTTTTAATTTTCCTGTTCAAATGATTTGTTTAGAAAAACTAGAAAATACATTAGATTCATTACTAGACGACGATGAAAACGAATTGACAGATAATGAATGGAAATCTTGTTTATTTCAAATTATAATGATATTGGTTACATATCAAAAAATTTTTAATTTTACTCACAATGATTTACATACTAATAATGTTATGTGGGTAAAAACAGATAAAAAATTTATTAATTACAAATATGATAATGTTTATTATAGAGTTCCAACTTATGGGAAAATTTATAAAGTAATTGATTTTGGAAGGGCAATATATAATTTTAAAGGTAAGACTATTTGTAGTGATAGTTATCATCCAAAGGGAGATGCTGCTACACAATATAATTGCGAACCTTATTTTAATAAAAAAAAACCTAGATTAGAACCTAATAAAAGTTTTGACTTATGTAGATTAGGTTGTTCTTTGTTTGATTATTTTGTAGAAGATGTTGAAGAACAAAATGACATAGAGAGTGATATTGAAAAATTGGTTGTTGAATGGACTAAAGATGATAAAGGTAGAAATATTCTTTATAAAAATAATGGAGAAGAAAGATATCCTGAATTTAAACTATATAAAATGATAGTAAGAACAGTTCATAATCATATTCCAAGTGAACAAGTTAAAAAAGATGTATTTAAATCTTTCGTTAGTTCAAAAAGAAAAATAAAAAAACAAAAGATAATTAATATTGATAACATGGAAAGTTTATCATAAAATTGATTTAATATTATATATCATTAATAATATTAAATAGAATGTCTTCTCCTCAGCTATTCCAAATAATTGTATTTGATGATGGCAATCAAATATTTAAAAATTGTGATAATAAATGGATAATCACTGCCTCTAGGTTTAATGGTCAAAAGATTGCGCTTAAAAATCTTACTGACAAATCCATAACGATTCGGTCAATATCATCTTGGAAAATTCAACCAATTATGGATGAACCGTCTTAGAACAGTTTAAACATATTAATTCTCCAAAATCAACAACTTGATTAGAAAATTTTTTACAATTAAAACACTTAAGAAATGAAATTTTATCTAAAATTGGTTGATAATTATCATTAGTAGAGTATACTGAAAATATAATGGAAATTATAATATCTCTTACATTATTTTTAGTAACATTTGTCGTCATATTTAATCCTTTTAAAGCTCCTTTAATACTATTAATTGTCATTATTGTATTTTCAGTACACCATTTCGTTTCTTTGTGATGAGTTATTTTTAATAATTCTTTTTTTAAGATTTTTTGTAACTGTCTTATAAAAGGTATTTCATCGTTTAACCAATCTATGTTATCAATCATTGTTTCAAAAATAGCATCATCATCAACCAACCTCTGTATATGCTGTTTTATATTTAATTGAAATCTAGTAACAATATTAAAATAATCATATAAACTATCAAATTTTATTATGGGATGTCTTTTTAAAATATCTAATTTATGCATATTATCAAGATAATCTTTGTCATATAAAATTTTACAAGTCTTGGCCAAATTTACAAACTCCATTTAATATAAATTTGTAAAATTGATTTAATATATTTTTTAAATTTATTAAACAGATTACTATATTTAAATTATAATGTCAGACATTGAAGTAAAACACCAAGAAGGTATAGAATTCTTAAATACATTAGATGATAACAGTATAGATTTGATATTAACAGACCCTCCTTATCTTATTTCAAAAGAGTCAGGTATGAATAAATTTGTAAAAGAAGTTGCAAAAATAGATGCATCTGGCCAAAATAAAAAAACTGAAGAAGAATGGATTGCTTTTAAAGAAAAAAAGGGATATACTGATGATAAATATAAAGAAAATTACTTGAAATATGGAAATACATCTGGAAATAAATATGCATTCAAAACGGACTATGGAGAATGGGATAAGAATTTTACGATTGAAAAATTAAAAGAGTTTATAAAATTATTTTATAAAAAGTTAAGAAAGGGCGGAACATGTATTATATTCTTTGATATTTGGAAGTTAGAAACACTAAAAAAATTAATGGAAACAGCTAAAACAGAAAAAACAGGATTTAAACAACTAAGATTTATTGAATGGATTAAAACAAATCCAATGCCATTGAATCAATCTGTTAATTATTTAACAAATTGTAGAGAAGTAGCATTAGTGGGTGTAAAAGGTGGAAAACCAACTTTTAATTCTAAATATGATAAAGGTATTTATTTATTTCCTATACAAACAGGTAAAAAGGGTGAAAGACACCCAACACAAAAAAATTTACAATTATTTGAAACATTGATTATGAAACATTCTAATGAAGGTGATTTAGTTGTTGACCCATTCTTAGGAGGAGGAACAACAGCATTTGCTTCTAGAAATAAAAATAGAAAATTTAAAGGTTGTGAAGTAAATAAAAATTATTTTGACATTATTCAAAAGAATTTAATAGAATAGAGATTTTGCAAAACGAAATTTTACCTCTTTCCTAGAACTTTTATGAAACTGAAACTCCCCAATAGTAACACATTTTTCACCAGTATCCCATTTTACAGTAGTTGAAAATTCAGCTGTAGCAGGTGATGGTTTTTTTTTATGAGGTGCTTCTATGTAATTTTCTCGCGAATAAATAATATTCATTTTTTTGATAAAGTTATAGTATGTGCAGGCCTTCAGAGTTCTTTTGTTGGAAGAAAAATAACAAAGAAAAAGCTAAAAATCATTCCCTTTAAGGGTATTTATTACAAGCTAAACTCTAGTAAATCAAAATCTATTAATTCTATGATTTATCCGATTCCTGAT